ATACTCAACAAGTGCTGTTCTGATTGAGTCGAAATCGTATGCTTGGAAGTCTACTTGACTAAAAACTTTATATGCTAATTTCCAATCTTCCGCCGCAAATAAATTATTTTGTCTATTAACTGTTGCCATTATGCTTCGTCCGTACTAGTTGTGACATATTCTAAAAATAAGGTATCGCTACTGTTAAGTAATTTGTACTTAATTTGTACCTCTGCTTGTATAGTATGATCTAGTACTAATAATTTTGTTGATAAAAACTCTACTCTAGGATCACTTTTTACAATTCTAATGATGTCTTCTTTTATAATTTCTTGTGTTTCAGGGTCTTCTGGTTCCATAAGGTAATCCCAAATAACACTTCCGAATGTGGGTCTCATTATTCTTTCACCAATTCTAGTATAGAAATGATTAAGTAGATCTCTCTTTACTAGATCTGCATCAGTCAGAGTGTAAGGTGCTCTAACTTTATCAACTGTACTAAATCCTTTAAATAATGTTGCCATGCAAGTATTTATCATATTCATTATAACAAGTTTTAATTAATAGTTGACTTTGAACCATTTCTAGTATATAATCAGAAGATGAAAAATGCTATATACTTACACGGTGCAAATGCCAGCCCAGAAAACTTTAATTACTTTACTTTGAAGTTACCTGAGCATAAATTTTTGGCTCCGGCATATGATATGGAAGATGATCCGTTCGATATAGTAGAAATACTAAGAATTCGTAAGGAAAGAGAGTTTGGAAAGGAACCTGTTGTGGTTGTAGGACATAGTTTTGGTGGTTTAATTGCTAGTTGGTATGCTAGTGTATATCCTAGGCGTGTTAAACACTTAGTTACTATTGCAACACCTTGGGAAGGTACGCCTGTAGCAAGAATATTTGGAATGTTCTTTAAAGGAAAAGTATTTCAAAACACTAAGCCAGGTGCAGATGTGTTGGCTTTACTACAAGAAAAAAACTTTAATGGTAAGCATACTAACATAATATGTACAAGAGGGTCTAATCCGGTTGCTGGCCTAGGCGGTAAAGCAAACGACGGAATGATATCTTGCGATAGTCAGGGTGCAACACCTCCAGGTTTTAAAAACACTCAAAACATCACAATAGAAGCAGGTCATAGTGAAGTTTTGTTAAATAATACTGTAACAGACCTGTTACAAAACATAATATTTGAGGAATAAAAATGGCTGATATTTCCACACTAAATGACACTCTTGAAGAAGAGTTAAGACGTATGCTTATTGATAAAAACAATGAGTGTAATAGTTTAAGAACTCATATTGAACTACTAGAAAAAGCAGTAGCAGAAGAACAAGAACAAAAATACAGGTTGCTTGTTGATAATATGGATTTAAAAAAGGCGTTGGCTTTGATTAGGGATTCTAAAACTACTACAAAGCAATAGTTTTATAACCCATTTCTACATACTTTTTATCTTTTGCACTTCTTAGCATAGATCTTAATTGCCTGAACGATAAATTTTTATCTGATGTTAGGCCCATTTCTTCATTTGTTAATTTAACCCAGTCAGGTGTAGTAAACAATTCTATCTCATATTCTCTTCTTTGTACATAATCCTGTCTTACTTGTACATCACTTGCTTCACCAACTTTTCCTGTTCTCCATCTTTTCATATATTTGGGTATACTGCCATAGTTGCCTTTATTAAGTTCTAAAAGCAGATAACTATTTGCAAAATTCTTTATGCCTATGTGTGTAGCAAAACTTGTAAGTGAAAGTAATTGATTTTCACTTAATGGCACAGTTATAAGTTGAGCCATCTCACGTTTGGTAAATTCCAGCTCACTTTTCAAACCAATAGTTGTTCCTATTGGTCCTACACCATTAGACACATCTATAACTTTTGTGCCTGTTTTTCTATCTGTAAAAATTAAACTTGGTCCGTCAACAGTAAGGTCTATTCCTTTTGTACTAAGTTCTTCTTTAACTAAGTTAAAATTATTTGCATTAATACCCATGGAACCCATGGCTTCTCCTGTTTGCTGATCAACAGCAAAATTAGGATGTCCACTACGCAATTTATCTGCTTCGGTCATTAAATCACCGTATTGGTTGTACAAGCCTTCTGCTTTACTTACTGCATCTGTAACACTATTTACTGCATCTAATACTTGTCCTTTAAGTGCTTTAACATCAAAGCCTTCTAGGTCTAATGGCAAGTCAAACTGGTCTAAACTAAATTGGCCTAATCTGGCTTCCATTTCTTTTAGTTGTTTTGCTATACCAACAAACTTATCTCCTAATGCATTTCCTGTAGGGAATCTAAATGGCGGAATTGCTATGCCCATAGCAGACATAAGTCCGTCCATATTTTGTAAACTTCCTAAATTTTGTAAACTGGCAGGTAAAAAGTTACTGAGCATTCCTTCAACATCAGCCATATTAGGAATCATATCCATTACACTACCTATTGCTCCTCCCAGAGCCGTACCTGCTTCTGTAAGTCCGTTGCCCACGGCATTTGTAATATCTGATGCTTTTGCAATGGCACCTGATGCCGGATCTTTAAATCCATTGCCTAATTTATCACCTTCAGGTGTTACTTGGTCTGCTGGGTCTTCATCGCCTTTACTTGTTTGTCCATCTAAAGTTTCTGCATCTGCTGTCGTATCTTCTTCCATGGATTCCTGATCTTCTGTAGTAGGGTCAAATTGGCCGTGGCCTGCATACGGCTCAGCAGTAATTAATGTGCCTACTATGGTTGAAATCTTGTTAGCCTTTCCTGGTCTTACACCACCACTTGTGAGTGCTACATCTCCTTCTCGATCATATTCCGGCATTTCACTAGGTTGGTCCTCTTGCTCAACACCTTCTAATGAAGGAGCAGAAACTTTTAGTGCATCTAGTCCTTGTAATATTGGTGCAGGTCCTGTATTTAGGTTTATTAAACCTCCAGATATACCTGTAAGTGCTGATGTTATTCCTACTGCCGGAGCGGCTATACCAACTACACCTGCTTTTGCATTTATATCTACACCCATTGTTGTACTTGATATTGATGTTGCTGTACCACTTACTGTTTTTAACATATTACCACTATTGATATCTACGTCTCCACCTACTGCGGATAATTGTGCATTACGAGTTGCTAATATACCTAAATCTGCGGCGGCATGAAAGTTAATATTACCTCCTGTGCCTAATGGTGGTAGTCCTAGTTTACCTAATTTACTGCCCATGTATTCACCAGCAGTATTATCACCTGCGGCTTTCATTCTGATATTTTGTCCTGCTTCAATATTGATATCGTAATCAGCACGTAGATTAAAATTCTTTTTAGCTCTAAGGTTCATATCCCCTTCACCAAATATATTAATGTTTCCTAGCATGTCTAACTCTACCCATGCTTTACCATCCTTATTGATAGCATACATTGTGCCTGTAACATCATCTAGTAATATTTGCTGACCTTTACCTGAACGTATTCTGATCATTGCAGAGTCAGGCGCATCGTCCATTATAAACTGGTGTCCTGCCTGTGCTGGTGATATGCCGTCTTTTCCTCTGGAGCCTTTTGTTAGTATTCCTACTATCTGGCTTGGTGTGTCTCTTCTTGCACCTGCACTACCGGCCCCTCTGATAGTATCATTTATCAAACCCTGTTTAACTATGGGCTCTGCGGCATCATGGTGAATAGGTCTTAAAATATCTGTATGACCAGACTGTTCTGAATATCTATTTTTTTCTGCTACTGGTGTTAAAAAGTTTCCGCCCTGAAAACTTTTACCTGCAGGAATACCAGGTAACATATGATTGTATTGTGGCGGCAATACGTGGCTTAAAATGTATCCGTGTTTTCTATTGCCATCTGCAAAGGCAACTAATACAATACTTCCTATATCAGGAGGAGAAAACCACATACCATAACTTTGTTGTGTGTTTTCATATTTTTCTGTTTCATCTGACTTTACGTTTTTCCAATTTGATATGCCACCAAATGGAGTAGAAAATTGTACTTTTTTAATTGCTTTTACTTTCTTACCAGTAGTTCTGTGCAATGCTGGTATCTCAACATCAATACTGCCACTTAAAAACTCATCTTTATTGTTGACAACTTTTGCTAAGTATATGCCATTATCGATTAATGCATCTTTATTAGGATCAGGATCATGATATGAGCTTCCTAATTTTTGTCTGTTAAAATCTCCTCTAGCCATTATCACGTTCCTTTATATAACTTAAATATGCATCTTTTTGTTCAGATGTAATGGCGCCGTTATCCATTAACTCCTTCACTGTTTTACCCTGATTACCATTATCAAGCAATCCTTGTACATAAGCCCATTCTGGTCTTTCAAAAAGATTTCCGTCTTCATCTCTTTTATAACCGTCTTGCTCCATTGCTGAGAAACCTCTTCGGTTTTCATCCACATATGAAAACTGTGATTTTGTTCTGTCTATATTTTTTAAACTAATTGCAGTTTCTTTGATAGCGGTCATGTCCATGGTGTATACGCCCATTTTAAAATTATGTGTAACACTTCTTACCTGATAAATTCCTGATATAAAGTATGATGTGCCGTCACCTTCTTTTATCCATAAACCAGTATTGTTGTCTTCATTCTCTGTGTCTGGGTCAAATAGTCTTGGAGAATTTATACTAAACATCATGAAGTTTTCTCTACTTGATACTGCATAATTATCTGCATCAGCATCGTCATCTTCTGTTTTCTTGGCATCTAATCCTGTTTGTTGTATAGGGTTAAGCAACATTTCTTTTCCTAACCAGTAAGGGTCTCCTCTGAGCTCTAAGTCTAACTTCATTAAAAAATCTATTGCTTGATGCTGATCGTACAAATATGTAAATAAATTATTTTTAATTGTTTTAGTTGTACCCACGTTTGCAAATCCAGTTTTGTTATGATATTCTTTTCTTTGTGCAATACCTGTATTGTCTGTTTCTTCTTCTTTTTTATCATCTTTACTGCTAGGCGTATAATGAGCTTTCTTTGAGCCATCTGATAGTTGCTGTGCATACTTGGTATCGCCTACAAGATCTCCACCGTACACAAAGTCTGTTGTGGTGGAAGATATTGTATCTGTTTCTGTTGTAACATTTGACTGTGGAGAATTTTTTCTGTTTTCTGTCAGTTTATCTGCAACTGCTTGAGCTGTTGCCTGATTAGAAAGTAAATCTTCTAATTGCTGTGCTGTAGAACCATTTGTATTTGTAATAAGATCTTTTATTTGTGAACCTGTAAAGTTTGCGGCATTGCCTATCTCTTTTAAAAAACTTTCTCCTTTTTCAACATCATCTTTTAACTTTTTTAATTGGTCAAAAAATGATCCTGACTTGCCGTCTTTTTCTGCTTCTTCAACCAGTTTATCTACACCATTATCTTTCAGGGATTCAGTTTTTGCTTTAGGTGAAGGGTTCAGAATACTTTGAGCGTTCAAACTTATATCGCCCAACATTCCTCTATCAGGCGGTAGTAATAATGCCATACCCTCTCTGTAATCTAAATTTACATTTATAATTTGATCATTTCTGCCTGTAAAAATGTATTCGTATGCCTTTTTAATCTTCATCTGATTAACACGTTGCTTTGATTCATCCTTAGTTAAGTTATTATTTTTATCAACTTCTGAAGGGGTAATAGCAATATCTGTTTTATTAGATTTTCTAGTAACCGGAGTTATGTGAGCCAGTTTTGCATATACTTTTTCTTTGTTATCGAAATCAACATACTCAACACTACCTCTGAAATCATACCATATAGGTTCTTTAGTTGGCTCAACTTCCTCATTTTCAGGATCTTCTATGTCTTTTGATCTTGATGCTTTTTGCATAAATTCTTTATTCATGGACAGTATTATACCTAATACCCTATCCATTGTTATACCTTCTTTGAGATCTAATGTAATATTATTTGTTTCTGGGTTTTTATTAATTGAAGAGCTTTTAGCCTTGTCTGGAGTTTCCTCACTTTCCTCGGTGGCCTCTTCTGTATCTTTTGCTTCTGTAACTTCTAATTTAGTAATTTTTGCAATAGTTTCTGCATTATCAATATCTAGTGATTGGTCAGTTATATCAAAATTTGGCACAAAATAATCATCTCTACTTTCAAGTACTTTGTCTGAACCTTCTTTTGAGAAATCTTTTTCACCCAGATCATCTAATCCAAACGAAATCCTATCTATTATTTCTTCTTTTTCGTTGTACTCGTTTGTTTGTGTTTCTAAGTCCTTTAACATCATGCCAATAGTTCTGCCAGATATAGTATAAAACTTTCTGGTTCTAAAAAATGTATCAGCAGTATATGTGTCATTTTTCATCACTGTCTGGAACTGATATGTAGATCCTGACTGATCTATACTCATGGAGAAATTTTTCAGTAATAATGTATAAACAAACGGCCCTGAAATATCTACAAGTTCTCCACCTTTGTCCATATCCCAATCGTCCATATTTTCGTTGGATTCTTTTCTGCCTCTAAAAGTTACTTCTAAAAAGAAAGGACAATCAATAGCATCTGCAGGAGCACCTAAATATGTTCTGGCTTTTACTATTTGATCTGGGAAGTCTGCGGCATTTGGTTGTGTGATTGTAAAATTGACCTGGCTACCTTCTGTACCGCCACCAATTGCACCAGGAACTGTTACTATTTCTAATTCATCTATTCCAACTTCTGTGACACCTGTTTGTGCTAATACTACTGTATTTTCTGGAGGTGCAGTAACTGAATTATTTAAATAACCGTCTCCTGTAGTATATAATGTTCCTTTTTTATTTGCTACTGTTTCTCTAGCATCGTTTCCATCAGATACATCAGAATCCTGTGTAACACCTGCTGGATTGCCTGCACTGGTATTTTTACTACCTGGACCTATCATATAAAGTTTTAAATTATATGTAGGCAAATCATATCGGTCTAAAATGTTACCAAAAACATCTCCAATATATTCGTTTATTATTTGTGGAGGCTTCTTCTCTACATTGACCTTAGTAGTTCTAGTCGGCTCATTATGTTGTCTGCCTGTTCCATCACCCGCATCTTGAGCCATGTTAACCTCCTGCTACAGATTTGACAGATTCCGGAGATGGTAATTTAATAGTTATGCCTGCTTTAAAGTCTCTAATAGGATCTTTTAAAATGTCAGGATTTCGTAATGCAAATACCCACCATAATGATGTAGTGCCGTATACTTTATATGCAAGTATATCCGGTCTGCCTTCCACATCGCTACCAATTTCGTAATCTTCGTCGTAAAGGCCTTTAGGCATCCTAGGTAAATTATTTACATCTAGGAAGTTGTCTATAAGTCCTGCGTTTCTTAAGAAACTATTACTGCTGTGAAATTTTGCCATTAAATAAATCCGTCCATATATCCATTGCCTGTTGTAAGGCTTGTGATATCATATCTTTTTCTTAGTTTCTGTGGTGTGTAGTTTACTGATAAGTTGATTGAAATCAGTGCGGCTGTAGGTACATAAGTCACTGTGTCTTCACCGCCCATTTTATAATGTACTGGAACATAATCTATATCTTCTCCATATTGTATGGAATAATCTTTTATTATAACAGGAACTTTATTAAAACCGTGCTGTCCTAAATATTCAAATAGTAACACAGGCGGTGGTGTTCCTGCTACACCTTGTGCAACTGAGGATTCACCAGCAAAACTTTTTGTTGCTACTTTTAAGAAAGTTATAATTGCTAACATATATCTTGCTTCGTCGATATTGTTTGCTGTAAATTCAGAAGCAATAGGAAGTTCAGGAGGTCTACTATTCATATAGGAATGTATTGGATAATTCATACCCTGTAATTCATGTGCCTGATAATTTGCACCAGCAGATACAAAAATTTGCGGTGTATATTGCCATACAAGACCACCAGAGTCTATAATAGGTTGCATTATATTTGTGCCACCTACTTCACTCTGATCTGCATAGTTTATACCATACACATATTTCTCTCCACCTCTTTTAGGTCGTAATCTAGCTCTCCAATCGTAATTTTGTTGGAGTGGTAATTGGCTTGCTTCGGACTTTAAATTTCCAAACTGTTCAGTTTGTTGTTGTAATTCTTGCCTTAACTGAAGCTCACTCAACATCCTAGCACCAAAAAGTAAATTTTGGTCTGGGTTTCTGGGAGGATTACTTAATCCAGGTATATAATCTCCAAATGCATTGCCCAAAAGATTACCTGCAATCCTTCTTGCATGAGGATTTTTAATACCACTTAATTTTTGGTTAGCCTTGGCACCTAAATAGCCACTAGCAATGTTTTTTAAAAAACCCATATATTCTCCTATTACATCTATTTATCAGGTTTATTAAAACATGTTATAATATTCCTATAAACATTTCCAGTTTTCTCCAGATCTGGTAAATATTAATTGACAATGCACTATTACTGTGTATAATACTAACAATATAAATGAATTATAATTTTGAGGAGAGTTCATGGCACAGAAGAAAGTCAATTATCTAAATAATAAAGATATATTAAAAGAAATCCATAAGAGCAAAATGACATACTGCTGGTTAGCAGATGAGAATTATGGCTTTTTTGATATCATATTAGAAGACGTTAAAAAGATCAACAGAATCAGTATTAAAGCCGCAAGAGAAAATAAAGCCGCAAAGATGCAGTATGACGCATATCAGGCCGCAATGGCATTACATGATCCTAAAGATTACAGAAATAAACCCAAGCAAAAAGAATTTGCTGTAGATCCTAAAAGCATAGCAAAAGAGGACTTAGTTTTCCGTGTAATGACAATGGAACACATTCCATTAGAACCAGGCAGGAAAAAGAATCCTAGGAACGAAGCAGAAACAAAAGCAAAGGTTAATTTTCCTCCGTTTATGCATTATGCATACGTTGGTGATGAAATTAAGGAAGTTGCAAGAAGTCATTGGGAAGGTGGCATAGGCAATGGACACTTTAATCCTGAACACGGAAAGATCACAAATAAATTAGGAACTATGTTTTTAAAATTAGTTGAAAGATATAGTCACAGAGGTAACTGGAGAGGTTATACTTATGTAGATGAAATGCGTGGACAAGCATTGCTACAATTAAGTTATATTGGCCTACAGTTTAATGAGCAAAAATCAGATAACCCATTTGCTTATTATACAGCCGCCGTTAATAATAGTTTTACAAGAGTACTTAACCTGGAAAAAAGGAACCAAATGATTAGAGATGATATTTTAATCGAACAGGGTCACTTGCCAAGTTATGGAAGACAAATTCAACACGAAAATGAACTGCGTGAGCTAAGAGAAGCCGCAGAGCAAAGTCAAACTACACAAATTAACGACTA